ATCTGAAGTTTCTTCATCGAAAATTTCAGCGTGTTCATTTTCGTACCTTGCGTACTCCAAGCCGAACAGAGCGTTCAAACCTGGCTCTAACTCTTTAACGAGTTGACTTCTAGAAATAGCCATAGTTTAACCTCCTATATGCCTGTAGTATCTCTATACTGATGCTTATTAATTCTAACAAGAATGTTAGCGTTAGCTGCAGTATAGTCGCTGTTTTCAGGATCTGTTGAAAGATCATATACAGCGAAGTTGGAAGCGTTACTGGTTGCGAACGTGCTACCATCTAATGCTACGCCTGAAATACCTGATTTGGTAGATCCTGCGGCATATGTTGCGATGTTAGCAGTTGAACCAACTTGTGCTCGTCCGCCATTTGTGTCGTCTACTTTGACTTCAAAAATGACATCAGGATCACTGATTACGTTTGCAACTATATCGTCAGCTACAATCGCACCTGGATAATGGTTTGAAAATGTTGGTTTTTGTGTTGTTGGATCTGTATAGAAACAACCGTTAAAAATACCAACTAGTTCAGCACCAGCACTTGATCCTCTTGAGATTGATCCGTTTGCATTTAGCACGACAGGATCTCCCATAAAGATGGAGTTCGTTTCGTTACTAGCGATAGTCATTTCTTGTTGACCTTGTCCGTTATAAGCGGAACCCATCATTAGCACTGGACGAAATCCAAAGTTGCCTTGTTGATTTGCCATTGTTTTACTCCTTAAAAGTAAAGTTAATAAATGTAACTAACAATGGCTTTTAAAAAACTTATTCAGTCTTTTGTGAGCCACCGAAAGTCACCCTGCTTTGCCTCTCAGGTTTACTGATTGGCATACTGGGGTGAGCATCCTTCATGAGATCATTGTCAACTGCTGTTATTTGATCTTCCGTGAGACCTGCATAATAAGCATTTCGTTGAGCAATAAGCTCTTCTGGGATACGAGCCAGCAATAAGCCACCTACTCCTATGACCCCTGCGTGTTTACCATCTTCAATTGTTGGTAAGTGCCAGTCTGGATATTCGTCCGCTCTTACTAGTTCATAACCCTCACGAAGACGATTAATTACGTTCTTAGTGTCCTGAAATCCCTGGACTTCTGATCTTATCCAACGATGGATATAACCATCTGGCGCAGGCGGTGCATCAAGTGATGACGGTCTCTGCCAAACACGTTTACGTTGAGTTTTTACCCGCGTGTCAGCAGATCTTGAGGTTTTAGTTGTCATGCTTGACCTCCTTGTTTAACGTACTTTGCGTACTCTGTTAGTGGCACACCGAGTTTCTTAGCAATAGCGACTTGTGAGGGTGTGAGTCTCACGGTCTTGCTGCGTGCATTTTTAGAAGACGAACGATTTGCGCTTGCTACAGCCTGCACGGGTCTGTCATCAGCAGATGTATTGTTCGCTTCAGCCTCGAACTTATGAGGAAATTCATTTTTCATGCGTTTATCGATCTCACTATAGTATTCTTCTGACTTCGGGTCAAATCCTTCTTGTCCCACAAGTTTTTTGTGAATTGATATGGCTGTGTAAGTCATGGCCTCATCATTACCAAACCATGTATTATCATTAGCCCATTTTTCTGCACGTGGATCAGGTGGAGCTGCAGGAGCTTTAGGAGCATCTGGTGTTTTAACCTCTGTCCCTTCTTCTGCTTTTGCACTGTTTCTAGCTTCACTTGCCCTTAGACGCTCTGCATCTATTGTTAACTTAGTGAGCTCTTCTTGTGCTTCAACCTGAGCCTTAACATCATTATCAGCAACAGCTTTTTGATATCTATCTTGTAAAGCTGCTTTTGAAATTTCTACTCTGTTTTTAAATTCGTTTAAATAACCAGTGTCTAAATCTTTATATTTTTTATCTAGATCTGTGTATTGTTTTTTGATTCCATCTGCATATTCAATGGCAGCTTTTTCACGTCTTTCAGCTTCCCGCATTTTAGCAGTCAACTTATCAATACGTTTTTTTACGCTATCAGAATATTCGTTGAGATCTTCTTCGTTTGATTGCTCTTCCTTTTGCTCGGCTTTTACCTCACGAACGGAAGTATCCTGTTCTTGTTCTTGAACTTCGACTTCGTCTTGCTTCTGTTCTTCTTTTATATCTACATCAACAGGATTGCCTGATGTATCTATATCTACCATTTTTTCCGGCATGGGCCATGACCTCCATGAGTCTATTTATATGTTGCATGTAATATGTCTTCCGGATCATCAATCACTGCTAAGACTTCATCATCGTTCAAAAGTCTCAACTCCCCACCATCTATTTTAATCCTTGAGCCTGCGTACTTAGCAAAAAGAACCCAATCTTTTTCTTTGCACCAAGGGCCTTCAGGAAACCTTTCTTTATCTTTATATGCATCTGGACCAATTTTCAAGACTAATCCTACATTAGTTGTAAGTTGAATTTCTTCTTGAGCCTTGTCTGTAAGATGCACACCTCCCTTTGTTTTTCTCACACCAGTGTGTGGCATGATTAACATGCGCCAACCAGTTGGCTTTGGAAGCTTTTGCATGTCTGTCATTTCTTTAGCTTTCTCTTCTTTTTTAGCTAAATAATCAGGTAATATTAGTTTACTCATTTTCTTCGAACCTCTTCATTGTTTCTTGCATTTCTGATTTTGTTGATCTTAGTGCTTCAAGCTTGCCTGTCAAATATTTATATTCATCCCAGTCCTTGACACCAGAAGTTAACATCTCCAGTAGATCAGCTTCTCGTTCTTCAATTTGTTTTTTGAAGTAAGTGAATAATTGAAATATATCCACTACTTTTTTTTAATGACTTTCTTTAATGTCTTGGCTTGTTTAGCGTGTAACTTAGAGGCTTTCTTTAAACCTTTAATTACACCTTTTATTGCTTTTGATTTTTTCATCATTTTTTCTTAGTTATTAAACCCATTGCCCCTTTTGCTCCCTTGATGCCAAAGCTTGCGCTACAGGCGATGTATAAGAGATGCTTATAATAATCAGGGAGTGAGTGTAGGGCTTCAAATCCAGCTTTGATATGTGGTGTCCATCCAGGGATGAAGACTGCCACCGCCGGAACCAACAGGCATATTAAAATTAGCTCATCTTTCCAGCTCCCTTTCATTTGATCGACAGCAGAAGCCTCCCAACCAATTTTTCCGGCAATCTGCTGTTCTTTGAGAGACTTCTGTGCTTTGATCTCAGTTAATGCTAATTCAGCTTTTGCCTTTTTAGTTTCGACAAAACCTTTGACCGCATTACCGACTAAGTTTGATAGGGGACCTACTAAGAGATTAAACATTAGTAATTACTAAGTAGATAACAACAACAGCTGCTCCACCAACTAACATCTTTCCTTTTTTATTTAATCTACCCCACCAATGTCGTAGGTGATTCCATTTCATATTGATATAACCCATTAGAATACTCCTTTAAATGGTTTCTTCTTTACTTGCACTGCTTTTTGACCTTGAGTCTTAGACTTCGCAGGGTCAACCACAGGTGACTTGTAAGGAACTTTTTTACCGTCAATAACAGTATTATTATCTGTAGCTTTGTCCATTACTTTTTCCCCTTCCTTTTTTTCTTAATTTGACCACCTCTTTTTTTATTGGTCAAAGCAATTTGCTTATCTATGAATTTTAAAGCAGATCTCATGAGTTCCATTCTTTTGTTAGCATCAGGAGTTTTTTCTGCCATCAAATCTATCTTTCGAATAATGTTATCAAGATTATTCATTTTTTTAAGGTAGTCTGTTGCCATTATCTTTTCCTTGCTGTCTGTGCTGCTCTTCTAAAGTTAGCTGCAGTAGGTGCACCCTTGGCACCTTTCTTACGCATCTTACCACCACGTTTTCTTTTAGCGTGTATGTTTGCGTATAAACCTGGTCTAGCCATTACTTTCTTTTTCTAATCAAAGGACTTGTGCCTTTAATCTGAGCACCGCATTTAATTAATCTACCTGCCTTAGCGCTGATTATCTCAACGTTCTGTGGATCTTTTTCTCTTTTTTTCTTTTTCTTTTCTAATTTTTGTTTTGGAGTTTCTATACCAAACTTGTTTAACAATTTTGTAGTTGACGCACCCAAGTCTGCAACATCTTTAATCTTATCCAAGATTCGATCTTTAAGAGTTGGTGACACAGCAGCCCCAGGTGTTAAACCCTCTAGCATGTCTTTAATCATCTCTTGAGTTTTCTTTAAATTTTCTAACTTTGGAGTTGCGTCTGCAAAACCTCTAGCTATTGGACCTGCCTTTTCGTCTGCCATTACTTTCTCCTTTTAATCAAAGGACTTGTGCCCTTCATTTGCATTCCCACTTTAGCTTTTTTAATAACACCACGACCAATAAGAATATCTTTCATTGTTACTTTGCCGTCTTTATTTAAGTCTGGAAAACTTTTCTTTTTCTTCTTTTTTACTTGCTTACCTTTTTTTAATCCTTGAGCTTTTAGTTTAGCAGTAGCCTCTGAGAGTCCTCCACCTTTGAGAAGTTTCATTTGTTTGGCTTGTGACATATCCTCTGAGCCACCCATGATTGATCTAACTGCTCTATCGTAAGCAGGCTTTGATAAAGTTTTGTTGTCTAATGATTTCTTAAGAATACCAAGAATCATTGATTGCATTCCTGATCCGCCAAGTTTTTTTAAATCATCTGCCATGTAAAAAAATTACATTATTTTTATTTTAATGCAAGTCTCCCCTTTTAAAGTTTGGGTCCATATTCATCTTTGCCCACTCGAATAATGCATCAGCTTCGTCTTTGTTTAGGTACAACATATACAGTTGCCGGACTATTGACAGGTATGCACTGGCAACGATCAACGGATCGAACTCTTCTGTGATGTATTGAAGGCTATTGTTGGTTTGATCACGGATAACGGTCTGCAAATCCTCCATTTGCTCTGGTGTAATCGCCTTTAATTGATATTTAAGCCCTTTTGGGACGAGTTTTTCCTGCTTTGGAGAGGGCGATTGCAACTTTTTGTTTTTGTGCTCTTTTTTTGCCATGTTTTTTCGCTGTTTTCTTTAAAATTTTAGGTGGATTGTCTTTAACTTCTTTAAAAGCTTTCTCAACGGACATTTTTCCCCCATTTGCCCTCATTTGTACGACATTTTTCATCAAATTGCTCATATAATTAGCAGGTGTTAGCCTTCTTTTACGACTTTGTTTCTTTACAAGTTGCTGTAACTGTTGAATTTGTTGTCTTGTGAGCTTTTGTTGTACCATTACCCTTGTCTCCTCTTTAATTGATCACGTGTTATTGCCATTTTTTGCCTGTATTCAGTCATGTCTTCGCTCGATTGTATCTTTTTTTCTGTCAAGTCTCTATCTTGTTTTAATTTTTCCTGATCTAACTGAAATTGCATCATGGACTCTTGTGCCTTACGTTGTATTTCTGCACCACGAAGCTCTAACTCTTTGTTTTTAAGCTCTACAATAGGGTCTTGACCTTGTTGCGTTAATCCTTCCTGTTCCTCTTGCACCATTTTGTTTGTTAAAACTGCAATAATTTGTGCAATTTGATTTTCTGCCTCGTTTTGAATTTGTTGTAATATTTGTGGTGGAACTTGACCGCCCATTTGTTGCGCAATCTGAGTTAATTGTTGTTGCACCACGGCTTGTATTTGTGCTCTTGCTGCTAATGAAATGTGCTCTGACACGTGTCCTTGTAAAATTGCAAGTATTGCAACTTGTGATTTAACTAAAACAGATGAAGCAAAGGATCTGTGTGCCTCAATGTGAGCATCGTGATTCTGTTGAATGTAAGCTTGTAACTGTGCACCTTTCAATGCTTTCGCATTTTCAACACCAGGATCTTCTGGCACTGGTTGACCAGGTATAGGTAAAATATTTTCTATTTGTTGAACACCTAAAGCCTCATACATCCTGCGGTAAGCTTCATATAGATTGTGTAGTTCAGGTTTACTTTGAGCTAATTGTAATTGCATTTGAGCCATGGTCACTCTTTGAGAAACTGAAAATATGTTTGGATCAGATACAGGTAAAACATCTACTCTTTGATCAAAATCCATTGCTTTTACAAAAGAGTTGCCTCCCGCCACGTTGTATGGGTATGTCGGCGGTAAGTATGTTGCAAAAACTTTTGATAATAATTTAAACTCCATGCGTTGAGCATAATGTAGTCTTTTATGAATTGCTGACATGACTTTGGTGCCACGCTCTAAAAGTGCCATGGTTGTGCCAACAGGCATTTCTGTAGAACCACCCTCTGCTATTTTCATGTCTGCTATAGAAGCAAATCTTCGTCCAGCATCGACACAGAAACCTAAAAGGTTAAATAATGTTGCAGAAGGTTCTTTGTAAGGAAGAGGTAATAATGAATCTCTTAAAACTCCATTAGGTGCATCAACGTCTCTGAATTCTCCTGGCTGTAAAGGTTGATCATCATCTCTTATTCTGAAACCACGAGACTTGAACCCAGCAGGTAAATTTGACAATGTTCCTGAATCAAGCAGTTGACGAAGTGCGGCAGTTGCAGTTCGTGTAAGACCACCCAACATATGAATAAGGCCAAAGCCATAAAAACCAAGACCGGGTAAGAATTTGTAATGAACAAAATATTGAATTTTTTTCTTAAGCGGATCAGACTTATTATAATTTCTATAAATAGATAATATTTTTCCAGAACCTTCATCGATAGTAACAATATACGGTACTTTAATCCCTGACTCTTCTTCAAAACCTTTTAAGTCTAACAAGACGTGCATCTCTAATAAAGTGTAATCTTGATAACTTTCTTCTTTTTTTGTTCCCTCTAAATCATCATACTTTTCTTGAATATCGTCTTCAGCATCATAAGGGTTAATTGAAACGTCTCTGTAAAATCCAGACACTTGTTGTTTCTTAACTTCGTTCTCTGTCATTTTAACGACATGAGTTACTCGCTCTGCAGATTCTAAGTCTGAAGTCATGTAAGGGACTACTAAGTCTTCGGCTGCAATAAATTTTGACACAGCTCTAGCCATGCCTCCATCATAATAAATTTTTTTAAAGGCAGACCCTGCTAATGGTAAATGAAATAACATTTGATCTAACTCAGGATCGTACTCTTCCATTACATCAGAAATGTAATAGTTCATAAAATCTTTCACTCGCTCTGATTGTGCTTCTATTTGTGGAGTGCTTGCTCCAATGATTTGAGTTCTTACTGGACCACCGGCAGGTAATAATTCTTTATAAGACTGTGCTTGAAATTGCACAACTGACTCTGAGAGTAAGGGATGATAAACTCCACTGGCTCCAGCAAAAGGTCTGGTTCTTTCTTCATACTTGAATCCAAGTAAATCTAAACCTTTAGTATATCCTGTTTCCCATTCTTCACGAGAGCTTTTGTCATTATTATAATCTGATTGCAAATCATTTGATAAGTTTTCTAACTCATTGTCATCTAATATTTCTGCTAAGTTTGCTCCGAAAGGAACACCCTCCTGTGTTTCTTCTTCTGGATTAATTACAACGCTTCCATCTTCTTTTTCTAAAAATTTTCCCTCAGGTTGCTCACCCTCAAGTGTTATCTCTTGCCCAACTTTTTCTATTTGTAAGTCTTCAGCTGGATTAATCGCTTTGTCTATATTATCAACCATTTATGACCTCATCTAACGAAACTAAACTAGAGCTCCATACTTGTCCACCACTTTTACGCTCAACGTAATTTCCAAAAATTTGTTCAAGAACCTCCTGTTTATTTTCTCCTTTAATAGAATCTATCATAGGTTTAAGATCAATGAACCCCCAACCCTCTGTTATTCCAGGATCAGCTCTATCTGTTCTATTATCGCCTTGAAAAGATGAGGGGTTAATAGGAGAGATCAATCTATCGTTTTCATCTTTTGCCCCTTGCTCATAAAGAACAGGAGCCACAAAATCCTCTCCATAAATTATTTTACCTAGTTTACTTATCTTATCGACAACGACCTCTGCAGCACGATACATATGGTTTTCTTTAGGTTGTTTAGTGCTACCATAAAAATCAAACATGCCTTGAGATTGTCTTGGATCGCTGTGTGTTGCAAGTGTAGTATCGTGATCAACAAAACCGCTTGGATCACTATCTCTAGCAAATTGTACCTGTGTACTAACCTCTCCAGGCACCCATGATACTTTATCAACTCCCTGTCTCACTGAATCAAATATAAACTCATAAATAGCTTTCTCAGCATACTCTTGAGGACCACCCACATAAGGAGCCGTTTTACTCAAAGAGCCTTCTACGTTTTCAGTTCGTATTCTATCACCTTTAAATAAATCCTCTCTAAACTCATTTAATTTTTTAACATATTTTAAAAGTTCATCTGATCTTGTATTTTTTTCTAAATATCGTTCAACATTAGCTGCTGGAATATTGTCAGTCATTATCGCATCCCCGCCAAAGTAAACATCTAAAAAAGCTTTCATCACAGGGCTACCTCCTGCAATAAATTCTGTGTCTTTAGCGTTTCGATATATTTTATATCTTGATGAATCAATTGTGGCAGGGTTAATAGTGCCACCAGCAGAGTTTTGATACTCTCCATCAGGAGTCATGACATAAACATTTGAAGGATTGTCTTTATCTTGAAAAGCAAACTTATCTCCTTCTCTTTCTTCGTCATAGCGCATCATTGAAAAAATTTGATCTAAGATATCTTTTTCACCATCATTCAATTTAAAAAAGTTTTGTAAGCCCGGAAGTTTTTCATTTGCAAATTTTAAATTTTTCTCTGTCAACTCTTCTCCCTTTAATGCTAAAGAAGGATCAAAATATTTATTTGATTTTCTTATCTGCTCTTCATGATCAGATTGAACCTCAATAAAATAATTAACCGGGCCACTATCACCCATAAGCTGACCTGTGCGATAATGAAAAAAATCTTTGTAATTAGGAAGCACAAAATCACCACGATAATGTGTGTCTGTTCTTAGCTTTTCATTTACGGCCTCTCTTGGCATGCCTACCACACCATGAACATCATAGTTAGTTGTTCCTGTGACTGACATATTACTGTATGTTGGTTCTCTTTGTCCTGTAGGAAAATCTGATGACTGCTCTGGTAACAATGGTGTTAAAACGTTGTTACCTAAATTTCTTAATAATGATTCAATTAAAGTATTATAAGTAAACATTCCCTCTTCATCAACTTTAAAGCGTTCAGGAATGTTTTCAGGTTTTATAAGATCTTCACCAACCTGACGAATCTTTAATTTAAATTCATTAGCTAAAGCATCGGAATACGTCTTTTCTTCCTCAAGACTAAAGTCATCCGGTCTTTCGTTGCGCGAAAGTTTATCCTTTTCTAATTGCACGGCATCTCTTACATCAAAAAGATATTGTTGAAGCTCAGGGTAATATTTGTATATGTATTGATCGTTAGCGTAATTGGCCATTTGTTCAATAGACTCATTAATATTTTTAAGCAGTCTATTCATTCTCAACTCATTCATTACTTCGCCTCTGTTATACCTAGTCTTCCTTACTGAAGAATCTAATTCACCACCTTCTTGAATTAATCCTAAAAGATCAGTTTTAGTTATCGGCACGTCTGGGTTTTGTTTATTCGCTCTTAACAATATAAATTCAAGACCTGAAGTTTTTACACTTGTAGAATCGTAAAAATCTGCAAAAGGTGTGTTAGGATGATTTTTTTTCATCTGCCTTAGATCATTATAAACTTGTGTAGGTAATTTTGCGTAATCATCAGGCAGCAGACTAATAAAAGCTTTTAAGTTACTAACACCCCCACGGTTTTGATCAATCGCATATAACGAATCTTCGTTCCCATAGTCCGGCTTATTTAATTTACCTGCTTCAAGATAATCTTGATCGGTGTAAACAGTCCCCATGAACTCAAATTGATTTCCTGTCTTAACGTCTGGATCTTCAAGTCCCGCTATAAATTTAGTAGCTATTTCTTGCACAGCAGGGCCGTAAGTTTGAATGGCTTTCTTTAATAAAAAATCTTTAACCATTCCTACAGGGTTTAGTCTTGTAAATTTTTTAAATAGAGCCTTATCTCTTGCAATTTGATCTGCGTTCTTTTTTCGAAACTCATTTATATTTTTTTGATCAGAGTTTAAAAAGTCACGAATAGTATCTAAGAAATTGCTTGCCTCCTCATCTGTGACTCCTTCTAAACGAGACTCTGCTATATCTCTTGCTGTCTTTTCTGCTTCTGAAAGTTCCTCACCTATCTGTTCTTGTTCCGGTGTTCGTGATTCAGGTCTTGTGTTTAAAAATCCAACGATATCTTTTAGTCTGTCAAATATTGACATTAGTAATATTCCTTAGAGCTATTGTTAACTGGTTCATCTTCAAAGTCATCAGATAGCTCAATCCAACGACCTTGTCTAAATCTCATCAATGCTTGTGTCATGGAGTCAACTAAATCATCATACTCGCCATATGGAAAGGCAGCGCACTCTTCGATTACCTCTTCTGCCCAGATCTCGTCTGGGGCCCACACTACGCCAGATTGAAATAAAGGCGCAACAGCATTGACTCTGCTCAACTTATCATTGCCTTTAGAGGGTGTAAAGTTGATAACAGGAATACCACGCATGCGAAGTTCTTGTGTTAATGGCATGCCCGATGCCTTTGCTTCAATGACCACGGACTCCGGTTCCCAATACTTGTAGCTGTCATATGCAATCTCTTTCATCTCAGGAAAGTCCCACCTGCCTTTTTTCACATCAA